GGTAAACGTATTGAAAAGCAGCTACAGCGCCGCCAGACGCTGTAAGCGTCAAGTCGGCCAATACAAGTTTATAGGTACCAGATGATTGTGTTGACGACGTAGTAGTCACGTTTCGAGAAGACAGGTTAGTGTATGCAATCTCGGTTACATTTGCCAGAACGCCGTTGCCGTCTGCTGTTGGGTCGCTGCTTTCTGAACTGGGTGCCGTGGCTGAAAGGGCTACAACAATTTGGTCGCTCGCCAAATCCATATTGTGAACTGCGTTTACTACAAAATCATTAACTTTATTAAATACCGCCATTTTATGTCCTTTTCTATGCTGGGTCAGGAATGCCAATCGTGAAAGTAGCAAGCGTGAAAGAGTTTCCAGATGTCACACTTTGGGAACTTGCAAGACTGCCTGTAGCCAGCAAGCGTGAGTTGCTGGTATCTAAAATTGCATAATGAGTGGCAGTGCCAGAAACCGATATGCTGCCATCAGTGATTGCTTGAACAGTTACCTCACGACCACCGCCTGATCTATTATCAGGCGAGCCAATACTTAACGACGTTGAAGCACCAAGCGCATGAGTGGAGTTAGCGCTCGCATAAGTAGTGCTTTCCTGCGACGTAATTGTGATTTTGTTAGCTTCAGTGTCTAAAATATTTAAACCGTGATCTAGCACTCGATCCGCTAAACTTGCCATCAATAACTCCTTACTTGCATTTTCAAACCATCACCGCCAAATTTCGCGTTTTCGTTGTCTAAATTTATTCCAGAAACAGCTTTGTCGTATAGTTGGGTCCAGATTGGCAGACGATTATCTTCGCCGAGAAAAGGTGCTGCGTGCAGCAAAGTGCCGTACAGATAGGCGTCTGGAAAATACGTTAATATCCAATTACTTGTACTACTCGACGACAAAGCAGACACGCGCCCGTAGTAAACCATTTCTAAAGTGTAACCCGCATCTGGCGAGGGCCACACTTCTATGGAGCTGTCGAAAATGGAATACAAGCGCGGTCTGCCTGTCGTATTTGCACTTCTCTGTCGTTGCGAAGCTAAGTCTTGAACGGAAGCTGCATCTAATGTGTATGTATCGTTGCTGGTTATGGAAAGCCGTATTGGCGACAGAAAATCGCTCGGCAAAATTGTATACTGCGTATCGAGATTAGCATTTGACCGCTTTTCCATTCTCCAATGACGCACCCTACGAGACATATCAGCCTCGTTTAAATCAATAAATGTGTCGATGTTCTGCTCAATGACTTGATTGTTAGCGAAAGCTAATACTGAATCTTTAAGCTCTTGATAGGTGCCTGGCATCTAAATTCACATGTTGTTTGCTGCGTTGTTTACTGCGCCAAGCGCTGATTGTGCTTGCGAAGCGACATCTGTTGGTGCCGTTAAAGAAAATCCAGCAGTTTTTATATCATCAAAGCTTAGCGTCTGTTGCGATTTTACTGCAGCCATAACATGTTGAGATACGGTGTTTTGGAAAACTTGATACCTAGCGTCATCCATCAAAAATGGTGTAGCGTGCAGCAACGACGTGTACAAATAAACATGCGGCGCATCTGTCAACAACCAGTTAGTCGTATTACTTGAACTAAGCGCTGGAATGCGTTGATAATAATCCAAATCTAAGCCGCCACTTGATGGGGTCGGGGTTACAACAATCTTGCGACCAATTATGGCAAAAAACCGTGGATTAGCTGCATCGCGTGTGCGCGTTCTCCGCAACATCGTTAGCTGTTGAGGGCTAATCTGCTCCAAGGGTTCGTCTTCTGTGTTCGTGACCTGCGCATACACAATTTCAAGCGCGTCAACAGGCAGGTCAGCACGACCTGACGTGATCGTAACATTTGTTGCCTGCGTGACCATATCGGCTTGGCGCAGAACATCGTTGAGCGTGCTTTCAGCCAGCCGAATAAAATCTGGTATTTTTTGATCCAAGTCAGCTCTGTTCAGCCAATCGCCTAGAGCTGTTTGCAACTCAGCATACGTCGTAATCGCCATTAATGCACTCCTGCTTTACATGGTCAAAATACCACAGCGGGGATAAAACACAGAATTTCAGGGCAAGGTGGGGTGGGTGTTACTTCTTTTTAGGTTTTGGGTTTTCTAGTTCATAAATTTTTCTATTCACCAATTTAATTGCGTCATCATAAGTATTGACAAGCTCACCGCCGACATTAGGCGCAACAGAGGCTGTAAACTTAGGATTAAACACCATAAACACAAGATCCGGCTGACCGTTGTTATACATGCTCATTTTGCTCATAAACGCATCAACGGCCTCATCACCATAATCTTTGCGCATTATCTCTTCATTGAATTTTAAGCGCGCGACAGGCTGAAAGCCAAAACGTGAATACTTTTGAGGCAGAACAGTATCAAAGGCGTTTAGCCACTTGCCACCTTCAGATACACCCGCAGCAAGCACGTTGTCCGTAAAGCCTCGGCCCAGGCCGGAGTCATACTTAGATACAAGAGATGAAAGCTCGCCGTCAGGTGATATTGCAAAACCGCCCTCACCGTCAGGCGTGGTAAATAGCTTATAGCCTTTGTACTTGTTCGCAGAATTAATTGTGACAGATTTACCTATAGCACCGCGAGACTCTTGGGCCTCTGTCATCTTAGCCACAAAGGCTTTACGGCTCTCTGTGTCATTACCAAGCTTCACAAAATCAGTTGGCGTTAAGCCTTGCCTTGTAATGAAATCAGTAAATGCTGGGGTAGGCTTAATTATACCGCCAACGCCACCAAAACTTAGAGGAACAAGTCCACCACTTCTTTTTCCGTAAGATGCGAGAAATTCACTTTTCCCTGCATTTGATCTTCCAAGATCATTAGATCCATATCTGAAAGGTGCTGCCGCAGATACGAACTGTCGGTGCTGGTAAAGGGTGTCGAGCCGTCTTGCGACATTTTCGGCCCCCGCGCGGTCTGCTGCGAAGCTGATGTCGCGGGTTCCAAAGCCTTGAGCAGACCGGGCTGCTTCATCGATGAGCGATCCATAACCTACCTCTCTTAAAGGTTCTCCGTAATTAAACTGACTAAGCAAAGTGCCAAAATCAGGCGTGTCAGCAATGCGCTCCGGCGTCAGTAGACCCTCTCTATAAATCTGCAACGCAGACGGGCCACCGTCAGCCTTACCTGCTTTCATGTCTTCGTACAAGGCTTTTCCAAAAGACCATACAGTCTCCTGCACCTCTGCAGGCATGATACGTGTGCCTAAAATGTTAGTCATTTTATCAGCCGCAACACGCGTTTGCGCTGTAGTGCCTAAATAACCGGGGCTGAATCCTGGGTCTGGGTTACTTCTGCTACTACGCGCGTAGAGTTCTTGCGGCACACCGGACGTGTTAGCCATCCAAGCATCATTCGTAACAGGCACAAGATCACCCGTTGAATTTAACGCAAAACTGTCAACCTTGGGACCACTTAATCGAAACTCACTGTCTGGCGTACCCTCCGGCTTGGATAAGGTCTTGATAGAGTTCTTCTTCCACGCATCAAGAACACTTTTTTCACCCTTGTCGCCCAGAACGCTGCGCCCCATGATTTCCAGTATTTGATCTGGATCTTTCGGGCGCCCGGCCTTTGTCCAATTTGCCCAGGTTTCCACCGCATTGCGCAAATTCATTTCTACTGATGTTTGCGGAGATAAAGCCGCCAATAACGCAGCAAACCGCTTTGTGTCATCCTCAAAAATTGTGCCTAATGCCCTAGAGCTTTCTCTATACCACCCAAGCTTAGGATTACCCGCCACAGCCGCACCAATGAGATCGTCCGGGTCAACTGACCTAAACGCCGCCTCAAGCTTCTGTGCGGTCCCTGGAGTAACCGCTGACGCTTCATCTGGAGTAAGGAAGCGCAAAATGTTTTCAAGCTCTGGCACCTTTTCTAGCGCTTCCAGCAGCTTTTCCTCAGATCCAGGCAATGGCGATGCGCCACCATACAGCAAAGGTATACCGCTAGATGTAAACCCGGTTTTGGGCTTGCGCTCCTCAGCTTCTGCAAAACGCTGCCTATAACCTTGAGCCGTGCGCGCATCCAGCAAACCACGCTGAACTGCCACAGATATTGCATCGTTAATCGTGCCTATCGGCGATGCGTCGATGTTGTCAGGGTTTATGCCTTTTTCAGAAAGCACTTGCGC